AGTAAAAGAGTCTACGTCGCCGGAGATGATGATCAAGCTATCTATCGTTGGGCTGGTGCCAGACCTGAGTATTTAATTAATATGGAAGGTAATAGAACTGTCTTAAATAAATCTTACAGGCTGTCTAAATTAATTCATAAACATGCAAATAAACTAATTACAAGAATATCAGACAGAGTAGATAAAGAGTGGACATCAAGAGATGATGACGGTGAGGTAAACATACATCCTGTTGAACAGTTACAAAAAATGAAAGAAGGTCAGTGGTTGATCTTAGCAAGGGATAGGTATCGTTTAGATAAGTTAGAAGAAGACTTAAAAATCTACGGTTACTATTATAAAAGAGCGGATAAAACTTCTATTAATAAAAGAATACACGAAGCAATCTTAGCGTGGGAAGATCTACGTAGGGGTAAAGAAATAGGTATTAAACAAGTGAAAAGTTGCTATGCTTATATTAAGACTGGAGAGGGAGTAGGAACAGAGCATAAGGGTATGAAGAAAGCAGACAAAGAAAAATTATACAATTACGAAACATTAAAAGATAGTTACGGATTAAAAATAGATAAAGAGTTGCCGTGGTATAAAGCTTTGAAAAATATACCGCCGTCAAAATCTATTTATGTAAGAGCAGTTTTACGTCGTGGTGAGAACATAAGACACGAACCACGGATCAAGTTATCGACAATACACGGATCAAAAGGTGGAGAGTCAGATAACGTTATGTTGCTAACAGACTTATCTCGTAAAGCAGATGATGAGTATTGGAAGCATAGGGATTCAGAGCGACGAGTATTCTATGTTGGAATGACACGTGCTAGGAATATATTAAACATTGTTAGATCTCAATCTGACAGAGAATTTTCGGAGGCTTTTTAATGTCATTTACAAACGTTGTTATAAAACAACTTCAGATAACTATTAAACAAATTTCTAAAGTCAGAGCAGAAGGCGCAAAGCTTAGACGTGATGACTTAGATAAAGCAGTAAAAGTTTTAAAGAAAGATTTGGAACAATTACTGCAAGACTTACAACAACAAAAGGAGAAAGAAGATGAATAGTGAAAAATGTTTACAAGAAGCAATAAGATTAGTTACAGGCCCTAGAGCACATGATTACGGTGATAAAACTATCACACATTGTAATATTGCAAATCTATGGAGTTCTTATTTAGGAAAAGAAGTATCAGCTCATGATGTAGCTATGTGTATGCTACTAATGAAAGTGGCAAGAATAAAATATAAAGCCACTCCAGATTCTTATGTAGATATCGCTGGTTACGCTGCGATAGCTGCTGAAATAAAAAAAGAGGACTAATGACTCAAATGCCTCTATTTCAACCACCTAGCGAGTGGACGCCACCTGAGAGGGTGCCTGATTTATCAGAGGCTACAGAAATAGCGATAGACTTAGAAACTTGTGATCCTAATATCAAGACTACTGGTCCAGGTTGGGCAAGAGCAGACGGTTTCATTGCTGGAATAGCTATCGCTATCGAAGGTTGGAAAGGTTATTTTCCTATTCGTCATGAGGGTGGAGGTAACTTTGATGAAAAGATTGTTAAGCGTCAGATTAAAAAAATTATGGAATTACCTTGCGATAAGATATTTCATAACGCTTCTTATGACGTAGGTTGGCTTCGTTGGTGGGGTATAGAAGTCAAAGGTAAAATTATTGATACTCTCATAGCCGCTCCCTTGATTGATGAAAATAGATTTAGATACTCCTTGAATGAATTAGGTAGAGATTATTTAAAAGATACCAAGTCAGAAGGTCTATTATACGAGGCCGCAAAGGAGTGGGGTGTCGATGCGAAAGCAGAGATGTGGAAATTACCACCTATGTATGTAGGTCCTTATGCAGAACAAGACGCTGATCTGACCCTCAGACTATGGCAATTTTTTAAAGTAGAATTAATTAAGCAAGAGTTATCAAGTATCTTTGATCTCGAAACACGGCTCTTCCCATGCTTATTAGATATGAAATCTAATGGAGTTCGCGTTGATTTACAAAAAGCCAATCATATTAAAATAGATTTAAATAAAAAAGAAAAAGATCTTTTACATAAAATTAAGCAAGACACAGGAGTTGATGTAGATGTTTGGGCTGCTGTCAGCGTGGCTAAAGCTTTCGATAAGTTAAAGATATCTTATGAAAGAACACCAAAGTCAGGTCAACCAAAGTTTGATAAAAACTTTTTAACAACTCACAAACACCCGTTAGCACAGATGATAGTGCAGGCCAGAGAGTTTAATAAAGCACGCACTACATTCATTGATACGATATTAACACACGAGCACAAAGGTCGTATTCACGCTGATATACATCAAATGCGCAGTGAAAGTGGTGGTACAGTTACAGGTAGATTTAGTTACAGTAATCCTAATCTTCAGCAGATTCCAGCTAGAAACAAGGATATCGGACCAATGATCAGGTCTATCTTTGTTCCTGATGAAGGTTGTAAGTGGGGTAGCTTTGATTATTCACAACAAGAGCCTAGAGTATTAGTTCACTTTGCTGCATTAACCGGCGGTGGATTAAAAGGTGCAGATGAAGTTATTGAATCTTACACGCATGAAGACCCTGACTTTCATCAAGCCGTTGCTGACATGGCTGGTATAGATAGAAGAACCGCGAAAACAATTAACTTAGGTATGATGTATGGTATGGGTAAGGGTAAACTTGCAAGTGAATTAGGACTAGATAGAGATGAGACAGAAGATTTGTTTACACAGTTTCATGCTAACGTGCCTTTTGTAAAACAGTTAATGGAACAAGCAACTCGTAAAGCAGAAAATGTAGGGTTTCTTAGAACATTGTTAGGTCGTAAATGTAGATTTGATACATGGGAACCACGAGCATTTGGTATACATAAGCCGTTACCTTTATGGCAAGCGGAGAAAGAATACGGACGTGACTTAAAACGTGCTTGGACTTACAAGGCTTTGAATAGATTAATACAAGGATCTAGTGCCGACATGACAAAAAAAGCCATGGTGGATTTATATGAAGAGGGAATAGTATCTCACATACAGGTTCACGATGAACTAAATTGTTCTATAGAGTCTGACAAACAAGCTCAAAAAATCAAAGAAGCAATGGAAAATACAGTGCAATTAAAAGTTCCATTGAAAGTCGATATGGATATAGGTTCATCATGGGGAGAAATGAAAAAAGGGTAACTGGTGACGTTAGTGAGTATAAAGCCGTTATAAAGTTCTTAGAACAAGGATACGAGGTATTTAAAAATGTATCTAGTTCGGGCCCCATTGACATGGTATTAGTTCACCATGAAACAGGAGAGGTCAGGTTGATAGATGTTAAGACAACATCACGCAGGACAAAAAGTTGGCGACCGGGATCAAAGATAATTAGACAACGAACCAAGGAACAGATAAGGTTGAAGGTGGAGTTTGAATATATTGAAAAAGAGTAAATGTTAAAATTTTTTTTAGTTGGTTTTGTGTGTATAGGTCAAGGAGTAGAACAAGAATGTTTGCGTGTAGCTTCAGAGCTCAATCATAGTAGTTATTTTGAATGTAATGATTACTTTCAAATGGTGCAAGAAGATTTAAGTGACTTAGAAGGATATATAACAATGAACTTTACATGCGTAGAAGCCGCTAGTTTAGAGGATATTTTATATAAACAAGACACATAGATTCTCCTTGACTATCATATAAATTCCCATATATACCTATTATTATATGAAATACGATACAATATTTAGGAGAAAGAAATGACAGATGTTACTAAGTATAAATCTGTAGCCATTAAAATTGATGTGTACAATAAGGCAAAACCTATGGCACAAAAGAAATATATGTCTATGGGTTCTTATTTACACTATCTAATAGACAAAGAACATAATCAAGACGATAGTCAATTAAGTGTAAAGAATGGAGAAGATCACGATGTCCGAACAACAGAACAAAGATAGTATTATTAAAAGAGCTCTATATGCATCAGTTTTAAATAAAATGATTGGAGATTTATCAGAGCTTGAAGCAAGAGAAATTTTATTGACAAATATACCAGCATACATCACAAGCAAAGAACATGATCACGCTGAGCATACTAAAGAATTATACGAAGTGTTAAGAGAAAAGGTTGAACTACAACACGCCATTAAAGATGTGCGTTCCATTTACTTTACAAACATGCCTTCACAAGGGCACGTAAAGGATGATAAAAAAAATAGTTAGTGGCGTCACTAGATTTCAAGAAAAAAATCCACAGTCAGGCGACGTAATCAATCGCGTTCGAGTTCATTATACTGACGGTTCTTTAAAAGAGTTTGATGTCATTGATTGGGAAATAACATTACAGGACGGTCGTCGTTTGTGGAAGAAGCACGAAAAACTGATCAATGAATTAAATGACTGACGTTACAGTTTACGATAAAAGAGCCAAGAATCTAAGATACGTTTCAGATAAAAAAGGATTTAAACAATCACGGTGGGAAGATTTAACCGAGAAAGAAAGAGATTATTGGAGAGCGAGAATTCAACAATCAGATCAGGACAGAAATGAGTTCCGTACTAAAAAAGAAAAAGCATAAGGGGCGACGTAAAGTAGGGTCCAAAAAGAGACGCAATCGTCGCCGTATTCGCTTACGCCTCCGCGTTAGAAAATAAATTAATTATATTCTTTTTGACGGATACAGGGGCCTCTTCCTCATCACATTGACATAGTTTCTTGTTAGATAACATTACGTTTTCTTGCTCTAATTTTGTTACTTTATCTGTTAGATAAACAATAATACTTTTCATCTCTTCATTAGTCATTTTAAATCTCCTTTTATATAGCGTGAACTTTCTATTTTATACTAATCGAAGATTAAAAATCAATCTCTTTTATTTTTAGGATAGACTTTAACTATCCACGGTGGTATTAATAATGTATGGCTGGACCCATGACCCCTCTTATCTTACAAGGAATACCGAGACTTTTACCTATGTTAAGTGGTAGCATGTACATGGGTTCTGAAGCTCCCAAAGCCATTGAATATTTAATGAAGAAAGACAATGAAGAAGGTAAGATAATACCGTTTCCCAAAGCTACAGATAATAAGACCCCGGACCAAGAACCAGACAAAGATCCCGATATACCACCGTCAGGAATAGGTGAAGTATTAGATTTAATGGAAGAAAGAAAAAGCAAAGAGAAACCAAAGGGTAAATCTTTATTTGCAGAAACTTATGACGGTAAAATGATGGAAAATGTATTTAGGTATTTAACAACTTTAGGAGAAGATACGAGAGAAACTTTGTTAGGTGTTATGAACACGCCTATTGAGACCTTAGAAGAGATTTTAAAAAAAGCAGATCCTTATGTTTTGAGACCTAATAAAATATTAGATCTTAACCAAATACAAGAAATTTATGATAAAGAAACTAATCGACCATATGAAGGGGAAGGGTCTTTTGAAAATTATTTAATAAGTGTAGATAAAACTATAGATAATATAGAAAACAATTTAAATAAAATTGAAAATAAATATGGCGAAAAAATTACTGAAAAAGAAAGTTTTAAAGGGGTTAAAAGTGATTTAGAAGCTTTTAAAAATTCAAGAGAAGATGAATCTAGATTTAGGTCTTTAAAAAAAGATTTTAATTTTTATGTCAATAAAATGAGCGACGACTTACAAAAACTAGGTGAAGAATATGATGAAGGAGACAATTTAATTAAAACTGTTGCAGACTATTTTAAAGATTATAAATAAATTAATCCTTCTCTTTTCTACCGTGATGTAATTGATCGCCAATCGCGTAGATCATGACACAAAGAAACGCTAATAATAGCGTGATTAAAACCAAACAAGTTCCTACTATTATAGAAAACAATCGCAAT